CTCCCGGCAACAGCCTCGATTTAAATATTATAAAACGTACCCGTATCTCGCAAGTACCACATTCATATCTTCGATATTATATTTAATAACATACTTATATTTTTCATCCTTATCGACCATTTCGAACAATAACAATACTGCTACACCATACACTATAGGTTCTAATATCTGATTATGAACTTCAACTTTTATAAATTGTTCTATTCTAGCCTTAGACATATTCATCATAACCGCTGTCTCGGTAGTATATGAATACGTTGCTGTTTCAACGAACAGATAATGTACAATCTTATTCTTTAACTCTTCCATTAGCTCAGTAGCTAAAGAGCCACTAAAACCAACTGCCTCTAACAAAGTTCTCATATTATCGATATCTAATAAGAAAGTAGGATCCATCAACTGTTTTAAAAATAACTCTGCTTTAATATCTGCTGGCCCATCTGGGTCCTTATCTAGAATAGCTTGTAACGATTTTAACGTCATAGGTTGTATTTTATCCCTTTGAGAATACTTTAATTTCTCTAACATTAAATAAAATAGACGACTCGATCCAATTGCAATATTTGGCAAACTTTCTTCATAAACCATTTCTTCGACCGACCTCTCTATAACCAAATGCTTTAAAACATTCTCAACTAATGAAGATTTTGCTTTAGCGTTCTTTTGACCAGCATACTTATATAACTTTTCTATAATATCAGCTCTAATTTCTCTATTTATTGCATTAGGATTCGAACCTTTCATTGCTAACGCATAATAACGTTGTAATTTTGACGTATACTTTAAATTAGTAGGTACATATATTCCACTAGCATCTAACCTCTTTGAGGCGTTTATACTTCTTTTCTTTCTTTTCGGAATAAGAAGAGCGTCAAAGAATGCGATATTAAAAGCTGGCTCCATATTATAATTATTTTTTGAAGTTATTTTATAATTTTTTGATATAATAAAATCAACATCATTCTGAGTACGCTCACTTGACTGGACAGCCTGATACCACATCCGCATAAATTTCAATTCATCATTAATTCTTTCTGCACCTCCTTTCTTTTGTAATATTAACAATGCTAAAATTGATGAATTAGGTGACGCCATCTGAGAAACACTTATAGGCAAACCGACTCCACCATCTTCAACTTTAAAAGCTAAAGTATAAAATCTCTGAGCAGCGAACCGCTGAACATTTTCTTTTCTCTCAGTATAAATTTTGATTAAGCTGGAAGGAATAATTAACTTGATTAATAACTTATATAAAATTCTATCATTACCCCCTCTTTCCGCCGCTAATCTAAACTTAGCAATCATGGTCGTCATCCACTCTTCTCTACTCACTCTTAATGGCAACTCCGTACTCCAAGCTTGAATTCTTTTATTTTTAAACTCATAACCAAAGAACCACCTCTTTTTTAAGTATTCACCAAAATTATTATATGCACCACCTTTCAAGGTATTAACTTCAACATGATTAGCTTCATACGCCAGGCTAATTAATTTGATAGTCTTATCAATTTCTTCTATTACGTCATTAGGATACACCACTAATGTTTTATCATTTGTACGCACTATATCAAATTTCTTAACTCTAAACGACGCATAGCCATCATCTCCTTTAATCTGGTCATGATCTTTCTTAACTATAAACTTCATTTCATTATGTTTTATTAATTCATGGGCCGTCTCTAATATCGCGCTATTCGTAATACCATTTTCAACTGATGTCTTATTTTCTCCTGACTTCATGAAACTAGCAAACCAAACTTCAGATCGCTCAAGATCATAATTATATATTATCAATGGTGCCCTATACGTTTTACGATCAACTCGGTCTGTCAACTCGCCAATCGTCAAATCCCCGTCAAACTTCCAATTAAATTCTTTCTTAATAGCATTTCTAACAAATATTCTTTTTTCCGACGTATCCGACGAATCCCAATGACCTGCATCTAATGACGCGTTAACTACTCCGGGTTGACAAGTATTCCTAATCATATTACCATGATCTAGAAAATTATCTCCAGTCGTATCCGCAAATACATCACTGCCTTTCATATACTCATTAATCGCATGATATGCTGGCCTTGATAAAACGTAATCTACTAACGAACTATTATAAATTGTCCTCTGCGTCTTGGCTCCTGGAACCGTTCGTTTACCTGTAGTAATAGGCACTACCTCATCGATAACATCCTTGTAATTACTAATAGCATTAACGAAAAAAGGCGCTATCTTATTTTTATCTGATAATTTAACTCTCTTTCTTAACTCTTTATTTTCTAACATTAATGATAGTCCGCCCGCCGATTTTGAAGTTTGAATATTATAGTACACCCGCATTAATTTAACATAATCAATAACATTGTTAATCTCTGTCGAAGCGGCTATATCTTGAATCCGTTGTTCAATTTTCCTTTTAAATTCCTTTCTAATATCCGAATATTGCTTATTTTTCGATTCTAAATACACGTCTTCATCGATATAGTCTAATAAATACCTTTCCTCTTTAAAGTAATCTTCCTTCATTTGCTCGTAATCTTTAACTTTTCTAAGCAATGGGTTCTCCCAATCCAGAATCGCTCTCTGCTTTGCTCTTTCTTTATGTACCCCAAACTCCTGCTGCACCTCCTGAACGCCAGTCAACACTTGTTTTTTAACTGATAAATAACTATTTGAATTACAGTACCCATTACAATTCTGAAAACCAAAAATCTCTTCTAAATCTAAAAACATTTCTCGACTAAAATTGCGATTTTCATCAATGTACTTGGCCATTGTAATTAGACCTAAATCTGACAAACCTTTCAACATATCATCATAAGCCTTGACTTGTTTTGGCGTAAAATAATTGTCTTCCCAACTTTCTCCGAACTCAATCACATCACCAGTCATCCTTGGGATTAAGAACCTTTTAGACTTAACGAACATCACACTTGGTAGCGAACCTATTATTTTAGTAAATTTACGAATCTGCACAATCGGATGATCTAACATTACAAACTTAATGAATTCTAAAATAATATCACCTAAGTGCCTGAACTGAAGTTCAGACAGAGCAAGATTTAAAAACACACAAATTCTAATCATAGCGCACGAATCTTTAATTTTATACTCTTTAGTCTTCAAATCTCGTTCTATCTGTGAATTATTTACTTTAAAAAGCTCGCCCTCAAACATATTTACGTAATCAAACATCGCTCTTATTGATAATAGCATACTATTTGATACTTCCCTGTTTACAGATAATAACGTATATAATATAGTTTGAGGCTTAAAACTAAAATTAATAAACTGTTCTTGTCCAAACCTCTTTTTCCAATATCTGACTTTTTCTGGTGTAACTAAGAACGGAGGAATAAAATTAGCAGTATACTCATCATCTTTACCATCTCTGAATCGATCGAACTCTTCTATCTCATAAAATTTAAATTGTAACTTATTCCTCAACCCTTTAACTTTAAATTCTTTAAATATTCGCAGATAATAATCTTCATCATACATCTGACGTTTCGTAAACTCGTACAACAATCCCTTCCTTTTAACAGCAACTTCACAATTATTGACTATCTTATGATACTCATTTAAATAATCAAGACAATATGTCTCAAACTCTTCTAAATTTTCACTATTTCCAAATATTTTATCGAACATACTAATAT